CCATGTGGCTGCCGCGTCATGCAGTCCTGCTTCCATGCGCCGGCTCGACAAGGCCTTGCCATAGCTTTCTTGCAGGACGGACTCGCGGTATCGCCTCCACTGGTCTGCTGTAAGCAACTGCCTGTATTGGCGCATCGTGTCCAGCCAGGCATCAGCGGCATATCCGTGCACTGATCGGGGCGGATTGACCTTATCATCCACAGACGGTGGTGGTTGTGCAGGCCCGACTGTCCCCACCCACAGCGCATGCTGCCCGCTGGGTCCATGGCGATACGTCCACCACTCCAGCTGGCGCCATTCCATGGTCGACTCGATTCGGACGCGCATAAGCGTGTCAAGGTACATTGCGGCGAGGCGCCGAGCCCATGGTAGTGGGATTCCTCGTGAATGTGCCTCCCACCAGTTCGATGACACTGCTGCAATGACTGAGTTGTACCAGATCCCCGTATTTACGTACCAATTGCCTGAAGCCAGGGTCGCCAGGTTCATAGCCAGTGAACGGACGGGTGGTGAACCAGGCATTGACACCCTCTGTAGGTACTCACTGTGCTTGTGTCCAGCCAACTGCTTGGTGATAGTGAGGTCGAAACCCTGCAGCAGCATGGTCTTGGAGTAGACCGCGGCGGACAGGGCATCTGGATGTTTGTTGTCTTCGTCATCGCCGGTGTAGTTCTCTTTGACGAATCCAACGGGGTAGCCCAGCTCCACCGCATTTCGGCGCGCACCATTCGCGTAGATTGAGTGCTGCACGCAGTTTTCCTTGGCGGTGTCGCGGTCGCCACTGTACAGGCCCGTAAAAATGCGATGGCCATTGGTGCCGATGAGAACCCACCGCTGGTCAAGTGATCGCGCTCGCCATAGGCAACACTCTGCTTTCTCAGCAGCAGTGCAATGCCCACTTTGCATCCAGCTCATGGCCTCAGCCAACCTTATGGAGCGCAGTTCCTCTGAGGTCTGCTGCTCATTGTAATTGGCATAATCAAGCGATACCCAATACTCGGCCTCATTGCCCTGCCGATGCTGCAGATACCAGTCCACGACGTCGGCCGGTGTCTGCTTGGCCTTGATTCCTCCCGTATTCATATTCTTCTCCAGATGAACAGATGCATACGCGCCCACGAAATAGGTGCCATCCAGAGATGCATACAGTGGCCGTTGCTTGAGTCCAGGCTCAGGCTTGGTGCTTGCCCTAGCCATGTCAGTGGGTAGTAGTTGCAGTGTCTCCTCGAGAAAATTGTCATCCAATTGTTCCACGACTGCCTTCTTTCCAGCTCGGTCTGAGCTCCCACGTGCCGCCCGGTATTCAGGATCGCGATCGGCAAGCCAGCGCATGGACGATGAGCCCGAACTCACCCACCCCGCGCGGCGCTTCCACCAGTAGCTGCGCCCCTCGGTGGCCAGATCACCCTGACCCCCAGTGTAGGCTCTGGTGAGCTGGACTGCTCCCCGAAAATGTTCATCGTGGTAGCGCAGGTAGGGGTTTTCTCGGTGTGACACACCAAGCCACGCTTTGAATGAACTCATTCTCGAGCGAATGCGCAGTTGCGGTTCCCAATCTGCCTGCTCGTTTGAGCGGCCCGTGAGGTTCATGGCCTTCCGCAGACTCCACACTCGGTTATCGGATATGGCTCCAAGCATCCCAGTGCGGCGCACCGTGGTCAGTAGCTCCTTGAGCTCACCCCTCCAGTCGCTCGGTCGGACACGCAGTATTCCCAATCCCTTGAGTTCGCCGTAGATAGCAGCTGGCAAGCATCGCAGCCAGAGCAGGCAAGCTGCTTGAGACCATTCCTCTTCACCAGTGCTCAACTTCAACCATGCCTCCTCTGCTTCCGTGGGTGTGAACAAGTGCCGAATCATGTGCAGGTTGAGCAGCACCGGCATGCCGCCATGCACGGTC